CTGGGCATCAAGGCCGGCGGCCTGAAAACCCAGCTCATCGCCATGCTGGGCGGCCAGACCGTGGGCGCCAACCTGTTCCGCTTCGCCGGTGCGTATCAGGACGAAGCCACCGGCCTCGTCAGCGCCGTGGAAGTCATCGCCCGCGGCCGGCTGCGCGAATGGAACCCCAACGAGGCCAAGGCCGGCGAAGACAACGACCACGAATTCGCCATCGCGTTGAGCTACTACCGGGTCACCGTCAACGCCGAAGAACTGCTCGAGATCGACGTACCCGGCATGGTGTTCCGCGTCGGCGGCACGGACCAATACAGCGCGATCCGCGCTGCTATCGGCATGGCCTTCGGCCCCGGCACCTGACGCGCCCGCCACCAACGCCCCTCGCCCCTACCCTTCCTCACTGAGCCACGATCATGACCACCACTGCCCAACAGCCCGACACCAACGCCGCCGCGCCCAGCACCATCACGCTCGATGTACCCATCCAGCGCGGAAACACCACCATCGTCGAGATCACCCTGCGCAAGCCCAATGCGGGCGAGCTGCGTGGCCTGTCACTGCAGCGTCTTCATCAGGCCGACGCCGACGAACTGCTCAAGCTGCTGCCCCGCATCACCACCCCGAGCCTGACGCCGCACGAGTGCGCGCAGCTCGACCCGGCCGACCTGTCCGAAGCGGGGGGCGTCGTCATCAGTTTTTTGCTGAAGAAGGCGGTTCGGGACGCGGTCTTGCAGAGCGTGTAGAGGACGCGATGGCGGATGTGGCGTTCGTCTTCCACTGGCGGCCACAAGACATGAATGCCCTGTCGCTGGCCGAACTGATGGACTGGCGCGAGGCCGCCCGCAAGCGCTACGCGCCCAGCAAGCACGACGACTGACAGCAACACCATCCAACCGACATGGCAACCGCGCTCACTCTCAAGTTCATCCTGGCCGGTGCCACCAAAGCGGTCAACGAACTCAAGCCGCTCGACGCGCAGAGCAAGGCCACGGCCGCCAGCCTGAAGCAGTCGCGCGACGCCCTCAAGCTGCTCAACGGCCAGCTCGCCCAGATCGACGGCATCCGCAAGTACCAGGTGGAGCTGGCAAAGCAGGGCAACAGCCTGAAGGTGCTGCGCACCAACCTCGATAGCGTCACCCGTACCTACGGCGCCAACAGCGACCAGGCCCGCGCGCTGCAGGCCCAGGTCGACCGCGCGACCGCCGCCTACGACAAGCAACGCCATGCGCTCGTGCAGCTGCGCACCGCGGCCACCGCAAGCGGCATCGGCAAGCTGTCTGCCGACCAGCAGCGCCTGAAGTCGGAGATTGCATCCACGAATGGCGCCATCGCTCAGCAGAAAGCGCGGCTTGAGGCCCTGGCCAATGCCGGCGGCAGAAAGGCGCAGCTGCGCCAAGGCTTCGACCGATCGCGCGCTACGGCCGGTCATCTGGCAATGGCCGGCGCCGGCGGCGTGGGCGCCGCCTATGGCGTGAAACGGGCGCTCACCGAGCCGCTGCACCAGGTGCGCGAGTACGACACCACCACGCAGCGCATCGCCGCGTTGGGCCTGAAGCCCGAAGACACAAAGCAAGCCGTCGACTACGCCAAGCGCATGAAGACCTTCGGCACCAGCACAAACGACAACCTCGGGTTGATGCTGGACGCGACCACGGCCTTTGCCGACGTGCACCACGCCGAAATGGTCATGCCCACGCTGGCAAAGATGAAGTTCGCCAACAAAGCCATGTTCGGCGCCGAGAAAGGCGAGGACAACGAACGCAAGTTCATGGACATGCTGCGCGTCATCGAAATGCGCAACGGCCTCGCCAGCGAACAGACCTTCATGGATCAGGCCGACAAGGTGCAGCGCGTCATCACCGCCACGGGCGGGCGCATCGGCCCCGAGGAATGGCTGAACTTCATCAAGACCGGCGGCATTGCCGCCAAAGGCTTGAGCGATTCGGCCATGTACTACCAGCTCGAAGCGCTCGTGAGCGAAATGGGTGGCAACCGCGTGGGCACGGCCACCATGTCGGCCTACCAGAACCTCTACCAAGGCCGCACCACCAAGCGCGCCGCGCAGAACATCGAGGCGCTGGGCCTGATCGGCGACCCGTCCAAGGTCAAGCACGACAAGGCCGGCCAGATGTCCTACCTCAACCCCGGCGCATTGAAGGGCGGCGACATCTTCCGCACCAACCAGTTTGAATGGATGGAGAAGGTGCTGCTGCCCGCCATGGCCGCCAAGGGCATCACCGATGAGCAGGAAATCATCGACAAGATCGGCAGCATCTTCAGCAACCGCACCGCATCGAACCTGTTCGCGACCATGTACCAGCAGCGCGAGCAGATCCACAAGAATGCGCGCCTCAACGCTGGCGCCGATGGCATCCAGCAGCTTGACCTCAAGGCGCGCGCCATCATCAGCGGCAAGGAAGTGGACACGATGGCCCGCTTTCACGATGCCATGCTTGAAGCTGGCAAGGCCATCCTGCCCGCGTACACGAGCCTGCTCAACACGGCCGCGAACGCGCTGCAGGGCATCACGAGGTTCGCCCAAGAAAATCCGGTGCTCGCCTCCTACATCGGCAAGGCGGTGCTGTGGATTGGCCTGCTGGCCGCTGGCTTCGGTGCTCTCACCTTGGGCGCGGCTGCGCTGCTCGGGCCTTTCGCAGTGGTGCGCTACGGCCTGGGCCTCTTCGGCGTCAGGGCCGCGGTGCTCTCTCCGGTGCTCACGCTGCTCGGGCGCGCGTTCGGCATCGTCGGCACAGCCATCCTGTGGGTCGGCCGCGCGCTGCTGATGAACCCGATTGGCCTGATCGTGACCGGCATCGCTACAGCGGCTTTCCTGATCTACAAGTACTGGGGGCCGATCAGCAGCTTTTTCTCGGGCCTGTGGGAGCGCGCTAAGACCGCGTTCGCCACGTTCTGGCAGTACCTCGGCGGATCCATGCCTGCGGCGCTCGCCACCGTCGGCGCAGCGATCCTCAACTGGTCGCCCATGGGCCTCTTCTATCAGGCCTTCGCGTCCGTCATGCAATGGTTCGGCATCGACATGCCCGCGAAGTTCACGACCTTCGGCAGCCAGATGATGCAGGGCCTGGCGAACGGCATCACCGGCGCGCTGGGCGCGGTGCAGGATGCGATCAACGGCGCAGCAGACTCCACGCTCGGCTGGTTCAAGGAAAAGCTGGGCATCCACAGCCCCTCGCGCGTGTTCATGGAGGCCGGCGGCAACATCGTTGAAGGTGCTGCCATCGGCATCGGCCGCAGCCTGCCCATGCTGCGCGCGGCGGCGCTGGGCCTGGCCGGCGCAACCACCGTGGGCATGCCAGCCATGGCTGGCGCCTTCCCGCTGGCTCCCGGCAGCTTCGACACCCGTCCACCCCTTGCCGCTTCGCCTACCGGCCGCGCTGCCGGCGGTGTCGTCGTGCAAGGTGACACCATCAACATCCACATCACCGCGGCGCCTGGCGCGGATGCCCCAGCGCTGGCGCGCGCCATCCGCGCGGAGCTGGACAAGCGCGACGCCGACAAGCGCGCCCGTGCGCGCGGCGCCTTCATCGACTACGACAACTGATTACCGCCATGCTTTGCCTGGGCCTCTTCGTCTTTTCGCTCGACACCCTGAGCTATCAGGAGCTGCAGCGCCGCAGCAGCTGGAAGCACGCGTCGCAGGCGCTCGTGGGCGCGCGCAACGCCACGCAGTACCTCGGCCCAGGCGACGACATCATCACGCTCAATGGCACGGTGGTGCCCGAGTTCGCAGGCATCCCCGCCAGCCTGACTGTGCTGCGCCTCATGGCCGATCAGGGCGCCGCGTGGGTGCTCGTCGAAGGCACCGGCACAATCTACGGAGCCTTCGTCATCACCGAGTTGCAGGAGACAAAGACCCTGTTCTACGTCGACGGCGAGCCGCGCCGCATCGAGTTCACCCTCACCCTGCAGCGCGTCGACCAAGACGCGCAGGAAACGGCCGAGCGGCTCATGGCCGACAGCATGGGCGACCTGGGCGCCTTGCTGCAGGACGCGGCGGACAACATGGGCCAGTCGCTCGGCGTGGGCGCCAGCGTGAATTGAGCTGACCATGTCCGACGTAGAAGCCATCGCCGACACGCTGCCGACGGTCACCGTCAGCGCCAGCGACCGCGGCACCAGGCGCGCCGCCGCGCACCTCACGCCCATTTGGCGGATCACCGTCAACGGCGCAAACGTGTCGGAGCGCATACGCCCGCGCTTCGTGCGCCTCACCATCACCGACGACAGGCAGAACGACTCCGACGAAATCGAGCTGGTCGTGAGCGACCATGACGGGGCTGTCGCGCTGCCAGACAGTGGCGACACGGTCGAGGTGTCCATCGGCTGGCTCGCCGAGCCCAATGCGGCGCCCTATAGGCAGCTCACGACTGAAGAAATGGGCTTCCCCGTTGGGCTGGTGGAAAAAGGCAAGTACACCGTGCAGGCGGTGGAGCACTCCGGCGCGCCCGACGAGATCACCATCCGCGCCCGTGCCGCGAACCTGCTCGACAGCCTGCGGTCACTGCGCGACCAGTCTTGGCACGACACCACCGTCGGCGCCATCGTCCAAAGCGTTGCCAAGCGCAACAGCATCGAGGCCACCGTCGCCAAGGAAATCGCGACACGCAAGGTCAAGCACGCCGACCAGCTCGGCGAGTCTGATGCATCGTTTCTGCGCCGGCTCGCGCAGACCTACGACTGCCTCTGCACCGTCAAGAACGGCAAACTGTTGTTCAGCCAGGCGCGCGCCGCGCGCACGGCCAGCGGCAAGGTGCTGGCGCCCGTCGTGGTCACGCGGCAAGACGGCGACCGGCACCGATGGAGCCGCGCCGACCGCGACGCGTACAGCGGCGTGAAGGCTTGGTGGAACAACATCAAGACCGGCCACCGCAGCAGCGTGATCGCCGGCATCAGCGGCCGAGCGAAAGAACTGCGCACCACCTACGCAAGCAAGGAAGACGCGCTAGCCGCGGCGCGCGCCGAATGGCTGCGCATTCAGCGCGGCATCTTCGACTTCGAGATCACGCTTGCCTACGGCCGCGCCGACATCACGCCCCAGCGCCCGGTGCGCGTGGTGGGCTTCAAGCGGCAGATCGACGAGACGCCATGGATCGTCACCAGCGTGCGCCACACGCTCGACGGCAGCGGCTATATGAGCCAGCTCACGCTGGAGACCGAGCAGGCCGAAGGCGTCGAGGGGCAAGAGAACACGAACACTGGACAATAGCCATGGACATTGCCCCTGCACCGCTTCGAAATACCCGGGCCAGGACGAGCGAATCTTGATGGCCAAGCGGGCGAAAGCGTCTTTTTACTGTACGCTTATACAGCCCAGACCGCGATCTGCAATCGAACCGCTACAAGGCCATGGTCGACCACGTTGATGCTGCGAAAAGAGCGGAAATCATGGCCGCCGTGAGGTCCGAGGACACTTCCGCTGAGCTTGCGTTGCGGAGGCTTCTGCATCGGGCTGGATACAGGTATCGGCTGCACGACAGAAATCTTCCGGGCCGGCCGGACGTGGTATTTCCTGGACGTAAGAAGGCGATCTTCATCAACGGGTGCTTTTGGCACCGGCACGACAACTGCCGTTACGCCACAACGCCTAAGACGAGGGTTGAGTTCTGGGAGACGAAGTTCGCAGCGAACGTCGCGCGCGATCACCGTAACATTGCTGCCTTGGAACAGATGGGGTGGTCGGTCGCAGTCGTGTGGCAGTGCGAACTGAAGCAGCCCGAAAAGGTTCTTGCTCGCGTAACACAGTTTTTGGAGAGTAAATGAAGAAAGCGCGCGCTTCGCGTCCCATCGCAATCGATCTGTTCGCCGGCGCAGGAGGCCTCAGTTTGGGCTTCGAACAGGCCGGGTTCGACATAGCGGCAGCCGTTGAAATCGACCCGATCCACTGCGCAGTGCACCATTTCAACTTCCCCACCTCGCCTGTGATCTGCGAAAGCGTGACCAATCTCACCGGCGATCAGATACGCGCTCGAGCCGGCATCGGCGCCCGCGACATCGATGTCGTTTGCGGGGGAGCGCCGTGTCAGGGTTTTTCGACCATCGGCAAGAGGGCCTTGGACGATTCGCGCAATCAGTTGGTGTACCACTACTGCCGGCTCATCCAAGAGCTTCAGCCGAAATACGCCGTTTTCGAGAACGTGCGAGGCCTGACCCTGGGCAAGCACAAGAAGTTCTTGGAAGAGATCATCGAAGCGCTCGAGGGCTTCGGATACTCTGTCCTTGCGCCCTATCAAGTCCTCAACGCCGAGGATTACGGCACACCTCAGAGTCGGCGCCGGTTGTTCCTGATCGCCGCTCGAAAAGGACAAGCTGTGCCGAAGTACCCCGCCCCCAACGGGCGGACGACAGTGCGCGAAGCCATCTTCGACTTGCCGAACGCCGACGATTTCGAAGCGCTCAATAGCCGCGACTGGGTGAAGGCCAGATTCAAGAAGGGATCCACCTACTCGCGCAGACTGCGCGGCGTGGAGATCGATCCCGACGACTTCTCATATGCACGGGTTTGGGATTCGAGCTTGATGACTTCGAGCACCCGAACCGAACACACGGAGCTCTCAAAGCAGAGATTCACCGAGACGCCTTCGGGGACCATCGAACCTGTGAGTCGATTCTTGAAGCTCCATCCCGACGGCGTCTGCAACACGCTGCGTGCCGGAACCGACACAGCCAGGGGCGCTTTCACATCCCCTCGGCCGATCCATCCTATCCACGCCAGAGTGATCACGGTCCGTGAGGCCGCTCGCCTCCACTCCTACCCGGACTGGTTCCGTTTCCATGCGACCAAGTGGCATGGCTTCAGGCAGATCGGCAATTCCGTGCCTCCGTTGCTAGCGCGTGCGGTCGCCGGGGAGGTCATCAAGGCCATGGGGATCAAACCCCAAAAGCCCACCGAAGTTCTGACGCTCGGCTCAGATATCGACCTGAATCTGCGAATGGCCGAGGCCGTCAACCGCTTCGGTCTGGCACGCAGTCCGATAGCGAACCGGGTTCGCAGAGAGGAAAGTCGCGCCGTAGGCTCGCAAAGAGCTGCCAACGAAGTGCCCTCCGAAGACGAGATCGAACATGTCTAACGGAGGAAAAAGCAAAGGGCAAATGTACGGCGTCATCGTCGCTCACATTTTCCAGAATCACTTCAAGCCTGGAACCACCAGCTTTCAATTTCATCGCGATGAAATCATCGCGGCGGCAGCGAAGCTAAATGTCGATCTCCCTAAAAATGTGGGCGACGTTCTCTATGCATTTCGCTTTCGCCGACCGCTGCCGCAAGCGATCCTAGCGACAGCGCCCGCGGGCCTTGAATGGATTATTGAACTGCACGGGCAATCGACCTATCAGTTCAAACTGGGCAAGCTGAGTCGAATCGTTCCGCATGAGTCCTTGGCCGTTATCGAGATTCCCGACGCGACCCCTGACATCGTGCTCCGCTACACCCAAACGGATGAGCAAGCGCTCTTGGCGAAGCTGCGCTACAACCGTTTGATCGACATCTTTTTGAGCATCACCACTTACAGCCTTCAGAACCATTTGAGAACCTCGATCGCGCAAGAAAAGGGAAGAGCGCAAATTGAGATCGATGAGCTCTATGTCGGCATAGATGTGGAAGGCAATCACTACGCAATACCGGTCCAAGCAAAGGGCGGCTCCGACCAGATTGGAATCGTTCAGGCTCGGCAAGACATGGTCTACTGCGAGCAGAAGCTCCCCGACCTCGTTTGCCGTCCAGTCGCAGCACAGTTTCTGAAAGACGATGTCATCGCGCTTTTCGAGTTGACTATTCAAGACGGACAGCTAAAGATCCGGTCTGAAAAACATTACAAGCTTGTCCAGATGGATCGGTACACCCCACCGAAGGCACCTCCAGCACCGCGCGCGCCCAAAAATAGCATGCCTGAGAGTTGATGCTTTAACGCTGAGATCGTCTACCAGTCAGCCCCGAACAAAGAGCAAGCCGTAGGTGTGCTGGGCGAAGGCTGGAATCTTGGCGCCTCCTGGTCGCATCGGCCCAAGCAGATTAATTCACTTTAGGCCAGTGTCGCCGCGCGAAGGACCTGCGCACGACCTTCGCGAGCGACGCGGACGCTCTGGCCGCGGCCCGTGCGCGTTACTTGAGATCATCCGTCAGTCGCTCGAGTTCGCATTCAGCAAGATGAAGAAGATGACCGAGACTGACCAAACGAGCCGACACACCACCGTGTGAAGAGAGAGTGTCTTGGCCAATTCGGACCCGCTCGTACAGGTGGTGAGAAAGGTCTCGCCAAGCCGCGGCAATCGCTGAATAAATTTGCACCTCAACAACAAACCCATCGTTAAATTTAACGAGCGCATGGTAGGCGAAATAGCCAGATGCGAGCTTCGCTTCTGCATCGACATTTACGACGGAAATGTTGGCAAGATGCTCGTTCCTATTCGTCTCAGCAATTAGCTCGTCCCACAGCTGCAGACGTTCGGCGTAGATGCGCGCGTGCAGATGCGTGGGAGCCACCACCGACACTCGCACTAAGTCGGTGATCTCGGCCCGGAGATTGGCCAAGTTGACGTTCGGGCCTAACCTATTCTTGCGCCACAGCTTATCCAAAATTGAGGCTGTGGATTTGAATGTTGTGGCGCTGAATCCCGACTTCTTTGCGAGTTCGTCCATAGGCAAATTGAACTCACCAGATAGCAGGCTCTTCGTACTCAACTTTGCTTCGACTTTTGCGTAGCGCGCTATCTGCGAAAGCAACTGCCCAAGCTGTACAAACCTAGAGGGCGCGCCGCGAACCAACTCATCTCTGAGCGCCACCAAACCATCAAGCAATGGCGCATCTGCCGGAATTTCACTTTCGTGCCAAGCGACGTAGGAGGTTTGGTCGTAAATGGCCGGAGGGCTACTCATCGAACTCCTCCTCACGGAGATCATCCAGGTTGTACGCCTCCGAAGCGCGCTCGGCGTGCCATTTAACCTCAAGGCTACAGAAGCTCGCCATGAACGCGTCAAATATGCGCAGCACAACATCGCGGCTTGCCTCAAAGCCGATGTTCGGGTCATAAAGATGGCCGATACCCGAGAAGGCCATGATCTCTTGCCCCTGCCATCGGCCGCCGCAGTGATGCTCAAACCAGAATTGCTCTCCCGTAAGCCGTGCCGCGAGAGCTTCTACCGACCGAGCGTCATCTGTCGCCAGAATTTCCAGCCACCGCGCTCGCGCAGCAGCGTAGTAATGAACCACCCGCGGATCGCCGCGGAGCAATAGGTCAATCGTATAGCGCATGATGGACAAGATCCTGTCTTTGACTTGGAGCTAAAAGATAGCGCGGCGGCATCGTTGCCGCACGAATATCTTGGAGCGGTACTGGCGCGCTGCCAGATGGATTTCGGCTGAGTGTGGCGGACTCGATAGTCGCTACAGGTACGCGTCGCATCAGTCCCCCTACTCCGCCGCGTCGGTCGCGGCGTCCCCCATCGTCACAAACATCCAACGGGCCAGGGTCCAGAGGATCAGCCCCAGCCTACCCGTTGGCCCTCTTCGGTTGCGCGAGCGCATCAAGAACGCCGCGCGCGGCGGCGCGGCCTCGCTCGTCCGCGGCTTTGTAGTTGTCCAAGAGTGCGGTCTCTTCCGGCGTCAATGTCCGAGTTACAGCTGAACGAGCACCAAAAAGCACATAGCTCACATCCACGCCGGCATCCGCCAGCCGTATGAGCACACCGGCGCCAGGTTCGACTAGCCCGCGCTCGTACCGACTCAGCATTGCTCTTTGAATGCTGACGAGATCTGCCAGCCCCTGCTGGGAATGGCCAAGACGGTCGCGTTCTTCCCGCAACCTGTCTCCGCATTGAGCATCAAATGACACGCAAACCCCTTGACTCCGAGCCTTTTAATGCTCAGAATCCGCCACACACATTAATTAAACCGTTCGGATATTAAACGCATGGCTCACACCGCCCGCCGCCGTGGTCGCCCGTCTCTCCCACCGGGGACACGGCTCGTCAACGAAGTGCCCATCGCCATGCGCTTACCGCCAGCCGAGCACCAGCGCACCCAGTCCCACGCGGGCCGCGAAGGTCGCTCCGTCGCCAACTTCGCGCGCCGCGTCTATCTGATGGGCCTCGCGCAGTACGAGGCCGAGTTGGCCTCCACCGCCGCCCACGCCTGAACTCATTTCCCGCTACCCATCCTTTGCCCGAAGGAAATTCAAAGATGTACCCCGACACCAAGCGTATCCGCGACAACCGCCTCACCGTGCGGTTTGACGACTACGAGGACAAGCTTCTGCGTGCGCTCGCAGACTACCTGGGCGAGCAGCCAACCACGCTGATCCGCGAGCTGGCCCTGCGCCAGGCCGAGGACTTGCTGGGCGTGAGCCGCGAGCCCTTGGCCGACGGCAGTCTGCCGCGCAACGCGGCCTGAAGCCAGCCGCCCAACAGCGGCCAGCAGCCAGCCACACACCCGCCGAATGTCTGACGAAAAGATGACGTGCCACCAGATACACCTCACCGACGCCGAGCACGATGTGCTCGACCGGGTGCGCCGTGTGCAGGGTCTGGCGAGCGTCGAGGACACGGTGGTCTGGCTGGCCAAGACGCGCATGCGCAAGGGCACGGAACACGTCACAGGCCGCCGCCGCGGCCCCCGTCTGGCCACCTCGGGAGGAAAGCCGCGATGAACGCCGCACACGACGTGCATGAAGTTGATGCCGACGCGAGCAACCGCTACATGCGCATCACCATCGAGTGCCCGCACTGCAACACGCGATGCGTTGCCTGCGACAGCCGCGCGATGAGCAAGACGATGCGGGAGATCACCTACCGCTGCCGCAACTGGCGTTGCGGGTTCACGGGCGTTGCAACGCTCGAATTCCAGCGCGTGCTGGTGCTGTCGAGCATCCCCGCGGCAGACGTTTCGCTGCCGCTCTCGCGCCACATTCGCCGCGGCCAGTTGGCCCTGCAGTTGGCGGATGAAGGCAACGTCGCCGACGAAGAGGCCGCCTACATGGCCAGCCTGAACACGCCCACCAACGACTGGGGCGCCGGCACCGGCGGCGCCACGCCAGCCGCGCCGCCTGGCTAAGCCCAGGCACCGCGCCACACGGCGCGCCTGACCCCTGCCCACCCCCTCGTCACATGCCTTTTTCAAGGCGTGCGGCCCTTCTCACGCCATTTTTCCGTCACAGGAGCCGAAGTCATGTCTCACACCGCCCGCCGCTTCACCGACAAGCCTGCGCAACGCATCGAAGTGCCCAAGACGCCAAAGATCACACGCGAGGAAGCCGAGCGCCTTCCGCTCTTGGATCGTGTGCTGCTGCAAGAGCACCAACGGCACGCCGATCGGCTGGCAGACATCCGACGCGTGACGGACAAGCTCGCCGCGCTTGACTCCATCGTGCGGACGGCTCAAGCCGACGGCGCCTACATCGAGATTGCCTATGTGCGTCAGAGCAATTGGAGCTACAGCGCCACCCAATTCGGACGGCGTGTGAACGCCGTGGTTATCAGGACCGCGGACACCATTTCGAGCTGGCGCAAGCCCAAGACTCAGAACGCAATCGCCAATGCGTTGTTGGCCGCTGGCTGGCGCGTGGTGAAGGTTCATGCAGAGGGTTCGGATATCTCTCTCGACAGCGTCATCTTCATGCACGGTCATCGGGCAGTGGAAACCACCTGCATGCGGCAGTGGGTCATCGACGCAATCGAGGCCGGACACATCACGGCTGCAACGCAGGGCCGCCACCCCGCCACGGACACCGGCACGCCGCTGAACGCCGCCAACGCAGGGGCCGCTCGCGCCGTGTGCGCTTCCTGATGGCATGGACTGCGCCGAGACGCCCGAACACCACGAGTTCCACGGCCAGCCCAAGCCACCAACTCCCATCCCCGATGGCAAACCGAACCCGTTCTATGCCCGCCACGCGGCCAAGCTCGCGAAGCTGCGCGAAGAGTGTGTCGTCATCGCTTTCGGCCAGCGGCGAGCGCTGCTCGAAGAGGACGAATGGCGGGCGCTGCCGATCATGCTGCGCTTCTTCGTGCTCACCGAGGCCGGCATGGCTGACCCGGACGACGCCTTGCGGCGAGGCTGGCGCGAGTACCCGGACGCCGAGCGGAGCGCAATCCGCGCAACGCTCCGGGCGTGGATTCGCGACCTCGATGCGCTCAGCGCTTTGACGCTGTAGGCCCCCCATGCGTCTAGTCACCGCGCGCCCCGCCATCCCCGATCCAGTCTTCTGGATGCGGCTTCGCTCCAACCTGCCGAACGACCAGCATGTAGCCAAGGTCGCGCGGCGGATGGATGCGCGCTTGCGCAAGGCGCTGCCCGCGCAGTGGGTGCCGGCCCTCGACGTCATCATGCCGCTCAAGCCCTCGGTAAAGGCCATGGGCGCGGACTGGGTCAGCTGGAACCTCGGGCGCGTCGACGCCATGCGGACCTTCGAGCACGAGCACCAGGACATCCTGCACTGGACTGTTGGAGACGGCGAAGTGTGTGCGCGTGCGCGCCGCTGCGCCAATGCGCTCGACGACATGCTCAACGGCCACGCGTTGCCGATGAGCAGGCAGGACAAGCTCGACATCGTGCTCGACTACTGCGAGCGCATCGGCGTGGAAAAGCCCGTTGCAACGACGCCCGAGGGCCTGATTGCACGCACGGTCAACGAGCAATGGTGGCGCCGCGCGTTGCGCAAGAAGGTGGCGCGCACGGTAGAGCATGCGGCCATCAAGCTGGGCGTGGTGCACCACAAGAACGGCGGCTATGCAAGCGACGAAGCATGCCGCCGGCGCGTCGACCAGAACAAGCGCAACGCCGATCTGCTGAAGCGCGTGAAGATGCGCAACGAGGCCGGCCAGGTCTACAGCCTGGCCGAGCTGGCCGCGCTCTCGCCAAGCAATCGTGACATCCGCCGCGGCGAGCTGATGACGCGCATTCGTGGTTGCGAGGAATTCGCCGACGCGAACGGGCATCACGGGCTGTTCCTCACGCTCACCTGCCCGAGCCGGTTTCACGCCGTGTTGTCGGGCGGAAAGTCGCGCTGGGCCAAGCCGTCGCGCAACAACAAGTACGAAGGCGACTCCCCGCGCGATGCGCAGCAGTGGCTGTGCCGCATGTGGGCCAAGGCCCGCGCCAAGATGGCACGCAAGGGCGTGGCGGCCTATGGCTTTCGCGTTGCTGAGCCGCACCACGACGGATGCCCGCACTGGCATGCGCTGCTGTGGTTCAAAACGCCCGAGCAGGCCCAGCTGGCGAAAGAGATCATCAGCGGCTACTGGCTCAGCGATGCGGGCGACGAGCCGGGCGCGGTGCGCAACCGGTGCAAGTTCATCGCCATGACTCGCGGCGGCGCAGCTGGCTATGTCGCCAAGTACGTGGCCAAGAACATCGGCGCCGAAGACGGCGGCGATGCCGGCGTAGGTCAGCACACCGACACCATCGACGGCTTCGAGCACGTCATGGACACGCGTGAGTTCAAGGGCTGGCAGCGCGTCGACGCCTGGGCCAGCACCTGGGGCATCCGGCAGTTCCAAGCCATCGGACAGCCTAGCGTGACGGTGTGGCGAGAAATGCGCCGCGTCACGAAAGACCAGATCGAGCGCGCACAGCTGCGCCTCGACTTTGGTGACGCCGCAGCCGTGAAGGCATGGTGGGCCTGTCACAAGCACGGCGACATCCAGGCCTCGTGGGAGCGCTACGTCGGTGCGCAGGGCGGCATGTGCCGCAAGCGCCGCGAATGGATGCTGCGCACCGCCGTTCGCGTCAACGAAGGCTGCAAGAACGTCTATGACGAAACCATCACGCGCAAGACCGTGGTGGGAGTCGAAACGAGCGCCGGGCATTGGCTCGTGAGCCGTCGGCAATCATGGGCTTCCTGCGCCGGCGAAGCCGCGCAGGACAAGGGCCAGCGCGAAGCGATGGGCCGCCCTTGGACTCGTTTCAATAACTGTACGGTCCGGCTCAACGAAGAGCCGCAGCGCCTGCTCATGCGCGGCGATCTGCCGTGGCCAAAGGCC